GATTGGTAAGATCGACAACAATGGTGTTGAAGAACAATATGCTTTTATTAGACAAGAGACAAAAGATGGTCAAGAGTATTACAATGTCTTTAAAAATGTAGGTACTATCTATGTTGAAGATAGTGTCAATCCAGATGCACCTAATTACAAAGGCTATTTTGAAGAGAGAAGAATATCTATGTGGATTAGAGAATTTAGAGAAGGCCACAAACAAGCTGGTAATAAATATCTTAGCTGTGAAATCCAAGATAAATATGAAGGCAATGTCGTCGACATAAAAACAACAGAAGATCAGTCAACTAAAGATAAAGTCAAAGAGATTGAAAATTCATTCGAGGACAATGAAGATGAAATCCCATTCTAAATTAAATGACAAGTCACAAAGCTATGTTGATATGTTGAACCTTACATCTATTGACCAGTTAACAAGTTATCTTAGAGACAAAGTAAACACTCAGGATCAAGCAAAGTTAACAAAGCAAGGTATCATTAGAATAATTAAAAAGCATGGTATTGATATATTAACAATAGCTGGTGTAAAATTTTTAACACCTTATTCAGTTGATAAATTTTTGGAGAAACAAACAAAATGTTACGGCTCTACAAGAGAGGAAAAGTCTACCACCTCGACGGCACAGTTGCATATCGTAACCAAAGAATCTCAGTCAGAGAAACTACGGGATGTTATACAAAGTCAAAAGCAGAGAGTGTTAGGCAAGAAACAGAACAAAGACTAGTAGCCGAACTAAAAGAGGGAGCATCTGGAATTGGAAGGATGCTCTCTTTTACTGATGCTACTGCAAAATATTTATCGTATGCTCAACCAGGCTGGACAGATATATCTTATGCAGAAGATTTAGCTGATGCATTCCAAGGATTAAGAGTAGATCAGATCACACCTGATAGATGGGTTAACCTACGCATCTCAAGATACTCTCACTTAGCTGATGTTACTGTGAATAGAAGAAGAGATACTTGTTCACAGATCTTAAACTTTATTGCCAAGACTTATGGTTGCAAAGTATCCAAGTTACCCAAATATAAAATAGAAGATCCTGAAAGAGTTGTGTTCTTGGAAGTCAAGAAAGCACATGAGGTTTTGAATTGTTATCCTGATGAAGCACAAGGTTTCTTTACAGCACTGGCTTATAATGGATTGAGAAAGAATGAAGCAAGACTAATCAAAAGAACAATGGTCAATGGTAATCGTTTAACCATACCAAAAAATCTAACCAAACAATCTGTTTATAGAAACATACCAATCCATCCTAAAGTACAGAAGCTAATGTTTCCAGTTGCAGATTCCGAATATGTTTTTCCAGCACCTGATGGTGAACCATGGAGAGCAACACCAAATGGTGGCAGTGTATCAAGGATAGATTACTTTCATAGTAAAGTCAGAAAACTATGTAACATTCCACACTTTAGAATACATGATTGGAGACATCATTTTGCTTCACATATCATGATGAATGGTGGTAATTTAAAGGTTCTTAAAACTTTAGGTGGATGGAAAGATACTAAAAGTGTAATGCGATATGCCAATATAGGAGATGCACACATAACACACACACTCAATAAATTAAAATGAATATAAACAGTAACTTAATATAGAATTATTATCGTTGAGGTCGCTGTGGATGAATAATCCGTGGAGGTTCAAGTCCTCTCAGCCGCACCAAATTCTCTATATAAATCAACGACTTAACTTTTATGCTAAGATTATATCCCTTTAACTACAATGATGCATTAATGCACAAAAGGAACTACTATGACAGACTATAACACTAAAAAACACACAAATCACACACAGTCAAATGCACAAATGCATCAAGGATTTGTCGACGACCCCATAGCTGAAAGCTATGACAGACATGGAAGATACTATCAAAAAGAAACATTTGTTTACAAAGCTGGACATCATTTAGGCGAAGGAGATTTTACACCAGGAGAAAGTCTTACTCTATTTCGCAGAGGTAACGTTGGTAAAAAAAGGAAACCAATGATGAATCGTGTAACACCATTAAAATATAAAAAGAAAACGGAGGTTAAGAATGATTAAATATGCAGACACAGATATTGAATGGGTCAATGTTCTTTATGATTGGTGTGTAAACCTACTGATCGATTGGGCATTTAGATTAGGGATAACTTATGAAGAGATAAACATCTATCTCTTTGTATTTATTCTTCCAGCATTATTAGTTCTTTCTATAATCCTTAACTTAATTCTATTAAGGAGATTAAAATGAAAATAGAAACACAAGGCTGGGGTAGCAGTATGGTTGCTACAAAATATGTACATGAAAGATTAAAAGATATTCAAGAGTGTGTTCAATATGTTTCTCGATCAACTGTTGAATCAGTAATTCAAGATTATCTAAATGAACTAGAGCATAACTATAAAGTAGATACTGGTGAGAAAATAAATGAAAGCTAAAGAAATATTGCAACAAGCACAAGATGCTGTCGACGACAGACAAACTAATTATGGTGAACCACAAGAAATGTTACAAAGATTTGCCAAGATCACATCTTTGATACTTGGATACAAAGTTACACCTCAACAAGCTGGTGTTATACTGATGGGATTGAAGATGTCGAGGTTGATCGAGAACCCAAATCACCTTGATTCAATCGTCGACGTCGCTGGTTATGCTGGTGTGTTAGGTCAGGCTGTGATTTCAGAGAATGTAAAGAAAAACGGCTCGTTATAAGGACTCTCAGAGGGGTGGAACATACCCTTTGAGGGTGAATGTACCTAAGAAATATTCAGTAATAACTGTTGTAGCTCTGGTCCACGAGATTTAACTTGACCCCACCAACGGCTATCTTCCATCTCAATCGCAGCACTTTTCCAATCTTTAGCTTCGATTGCTGTCCAAAACTTAACAAATTTAGAAAATCTATTCCATCCCATATTAAATTGCATCGATAATAATACAACTTGTGCTGGTTCAGGTAGCTCTCTCCAATAAGGTTTATGTTTATCCAACTCTTGAGAGTGCTTCTCCAAGTCTCTGCCAAGAATAAAATCAGCAGTTGCCTGGTCAATGCCTTCTTCCAAGTTATGTCCGTATCCGATTGTCCAGACGTCGACAGTATCTTTATACATATCGAGACGACAGCCTTCATGTTTCTTAATAGTATCAGTTAAGTTCATTTCATTTTCTCCAAAAAAAGTTCCACTATAAATTAATTTTCCTAATTGCTCATCCACATCTTCATAGTTCATTTCATTTTCTCCAAGATGCGATCTATCTTTTCTTCTAGTCTGTTGATAGATACTGTTACGTCATTCCTCTTTGCGTAATCTTCCCTTGTCTTATTTAATAATATATCTAATCGTTTAACTTCTCTTGCCTGACTGCCAAGAAACCAGCCACCACCCAAAACAATTAAAGCTATTAAACTATCAATGATATGTACTAAGTCCATTACTTCTTATTCATAAGTTGTAATCCAGTTTTACCAAAGCGATAACCAAATGAGGATCCAATACAAATATATAAACAAGTAGAGAACCAAGATGGTGTTGATGCATTTAAGAAATCAAATCCTTCTTTTACATAAGGTTGAGTGTAGGGAACAAAACAAGCCACAAGAATACCACCAAAAATAATAGTCCAGAACTCATCCTTCCAACTCCCAGCCATCTGATTTGTAAGAGCTTGTTCATTTAACATATCTGATGTGGCAGAAGTCTCGTAAACTTTTGCTTCGGCTTTGGCTTTTGCTACTTTTACTTCTGTTTCAGCTTTGGATTTATCAACTCTACCTTGTAGCCAAGTACCAGCCAGTGAACTTATTGGTCCTATAATACTTCCAAGTCCTAGCATGTTAAATCCTTGTTTGGTGAAAGATACTTACAAACTATAACATCATTAGAATTAACCATCAAAAGGCTTAGTGGTTTAAAAAAAATGTAAGTATCTCTCATAACTGGTGAGAAGTGCTGACACCCCTGACGAACACCTCTCATAACTTTTTAATTCCTTTTAAATATTTCGGATCCTCATTGTCCTTCTTTTTTAGGTACACAGTAAGTGGTAATATAAACTTTAGAAAACGCAGTTTGTTGATGTGTGTTTTGGCTTCTAATCTTTTCTGCATAGGATAAACATGTTGATAAATCTGAGAAAAAAACATCTTCTTTAATATCTGTGCCATGAAGAATAACAACCAACATCCATATCAACTAGACCGACCCATAAACAAACCCATTGCGACAGCATTAGCTGACGTCAACACGGACACCATGCCACTCTGCTCAAGCGATGGCGACGACAAAGACATATACCAAAATACAGTTTCATAAGTAAGGTACATATACAGAAGTATCAAAGCTCTTGGTATAACTTTTAAAGAGTCAATAGCATGAGTCCAATCCTCTACCATTTTAGTTATGCGTGTCATCTACGCATCCTCTAATTCTTTATCTTTTTCTTTTTGTTCTTTTGAAATTGTAGTATCGTCTTTTTGACCAGCATCTTCATCTTTTAATCTTTGTATTCTTCTAGCAACTTCTTCATCTAAAGCTGTTTTATGT